ACAGGACACACAGCCGGCATTGGCGCTGCACTTGCCGAAGCCTACTGGGGAAACGAAATAATCGGTATTAGTCGCCGCGAGGGTAATAATATACGTAATATTCCTAAAGCGGCAGACATGATCGAACCTTGTGATATGTTTATTAACAATGCACAGGCCGGGTTCGCACAGACTGAATTATTATTTGAAGTGGCTCGACGTTGGCACAAAACCAACAAACATATTATGGTTATTAGCACTATGTTAACTCAACATACATCTACTAATAGTTTAGATGAATACCGTTTACAAAAAGTGGCACTTGAAGAAGCGGTAAAACAATTAAGAACCATCGATGGCCCACGTATCACATTAGTACGTCCTGGACAAGTAGCAACACACGATAATATACCAGGTGCCGATCCAGCAACATGGGCAAGAGTGTTAGTTAGTGTTTTTAAAATGGCCGAAGCAAACGGATTAACTATTCCTGATATAAGTTTAGGATCACAATGACACCTAAAGATATTTTAACTAATAAAGCATTTTGCCCGTTGCCCTGGACCGGCTTTGTAGTCATGCCCGATGGTAATGTTAAAAATTGTATCTGTGCTTACGATGTGATTGGCAACGTTCGCGAAAATACGATCGAACAAGTAATGACTGGCGAAATAAACACAAAGATCAAACAACAAATAATAAATCGCGAAAAACCTACAAGTTGCGGATACTGTTATAATTTAGAAGAAAATAAAACATCACACGATATTGTTAGCAGTAGAATTTATTATATGAAAGAACTTAGATCAGTCGATCCAACGCTATACGACGATCCTACCAACTTTAATCTAAATCAAATTGATGTACGTTGGCGCAATACCTGTAACTTTGCCTGCGTTTATTGTTTTCCTGTGTTTAGCAGTAAATGGGCCAGCGAGTTAGGTGTAAAGATAGATCGAGTTCCAGATGAAAAATTCAAACAATTAAAAGAATATATTTTTAATAACGCACACCAAATTAAAAATGTTTATCTGGCCGGTGGCGAACCTATGCTTATTAAAGAGAACGAGCAATTATTAGAAATCCTATTAGAAAAAAATCCTGAGGTCAATATTAGGATAAACACTAATTTAAGTTCCACAGACACCAATGTACTTGAGTTGCTTTGCCAATTTAAAAATGTACACTGGACTGTGAGCATAGAAAATTTAGATAAAGAATTTGAATACACACGCTATGGTAGTTCTTGGCAGGATTTTCTAAAAAATTTAGAAACAATCAAACAACTGCCACACAAGATTACATTTAATATGGTTTGGTGTATACTCAATACTTTTTCTGTTTTCGATTGTATCGACTATTTTATGGCACAAGATTTTCACCCAAACGCTTTTGTTTTAACCACAATCGTGGAACCTGAGTGGATTGACTGTAGACATTTACCAGAATCTGTGCTAAACTTAGTTGAAGAAAAATTGAATAAACGTATTGCAGATAAACCCGGATTCTTATTAGAGGATGGATACAGAAATTTGTTAGCACATATTCGTAGTCCTTTTACTAAAGATATGAAAACGTTTTGGCAACGTTTGTCGGAGATAGATGCAAGACGTAATTTAGATAGCAGTAAAATTTTTACAGAATTATATAAACTTAAAGAAGGAAATTAATCATGGCAATTACTAAACCATTTGACGTATCAAAGTTTCGCAAAAGTATCACTAAAAGCATTGATGGCATTAGCGTAGGATTTACAGATCCGACCGACTGGATCTCAACAAACAACTATGCTCTTAACTATCTAATCAGCGGCGACTTTCACAAAGGTGTTCCGCTCGGTAAAGTTACTGTATTTGCTGGAGAGTCTGGCGCAGGTAAATCATTTATTTGTTCAGGTAACTTAATTAAGAATGCACAAGAACAAGGCATTTATGTTATTTTAGTCGATACAGAAAACGCACTTGATGAGCCATGGTTAAAAGCACTTGGGGTTGACACTTCTGAGGACAAATTGCTTAAACTTAACGTGGCAATGATCGACGACGTTGCTAAACTTATTAATGACTTTACTAAAGAATATAAAGCATTGCCAGAAGATCAACGTCCCAAGGTTTTATTTGTATTAGACTCGTTAGGTATGATGCTTACTCCAACAGATGTTAATCAGTTCGAAGCAGGTGACTTAAAAGGTGACATGGGTCGTAAGCCTAAAGCACTTACAGCACTTGTTCGTAACTGTGTAAATATGTTTGGTAGTTTAAATATTGGTTTAATCTGTACAAACCACACCTATGCAAGTCAAGACATGTTTGATCCTGATGATAAGATCTCAGGTGGACAGGGCTTTATCTACGCTTCCAGTATTGTTGTAGCTATGCGTAAATTAAAGTTAAAAGAGGACGACGAAGGTAATAAGATTTCAGAAGTTAAAGGTATTCGTGCCGCTTGTAAAATTATGAAAACACGCTATGCTAAACCTTTTGAATCAGTACAAATTAAAATTCCTTACGAAACAGGTATGAATCCATACTCAGGTTTGGTAGACTTGTTTGAAGGCAAGGGGTTGTTGCAAAAAGATGGAAATAGTCTTAAATACACTCTGGCAGATGGTACTGTTATTAAACAGTTCCGTAAAGCATGGGAACGTAATGAAGACAGTTCATTGGATAAAATCATGGCCGATTTTGTAAACAATCCACACAAAGACGCAGTGGAAGAAGTAGTTGAAGAAATCGAAGAAGCGACACCATCTGTTAAAAAATCTAAAAAAGAGGAAGTTACAGAATGAGTATCGATGTTGACGTATTAAGCGAAGTATATATAATCTTAAAACAATATATTCCTCAAAAGGACCGTCAAGAAGCCGCTGATAACTTAATGAGTGTTATGGTTGATATGTTAGGCGACCAGGAACTCAAAGAGTTTGGTACTACTGATAGCATATTAAAACGTGCTATGAAAGAGTATACATCAGAGAATGAAGACGAAGAAGAGGATGTCGAAGACGATTATTGAGAATCAGTATTATTGTTCTCAAAAGTTTTGGTGGTTGACCATAGAGCCCGAACGCCGCTCTATGGCTTCTTGCTGTGCGGCTACTCCTGAAAAAATTGATTTAGCCTGGCTACGATCTAATCCTGGGCAACTATTTAATACTCCTACCCTACAAAAAGAACGTGAGCAGATGCTCAACGGTCTTCCGGTGGCCAGTTGCGAAGATACTTGTTGGCGTGCCGAACGTGCTGGCCTACCAAGTCGTAGAACATCAATGGGGTCTGACCAGCAGACTCACACAACAGCAGATCCTACTACACTACACATTAATTTAGGCAGTGATTGTAATTTAACCTGTAGCTATTGTTGTAAACAATATAGTACAGCCTGGTTGCGTGATATTGACACCAACGGCCCTTATTTAGACGAGGAACGCTATCGTATCAATAACAATGACAAGATTGTGCTAAAGTTAGGGCAACGAGCAATTAAGTCCAGCGACAGCTATCAGTTAATTGTTGACGAGTTGCGTAATATTAAAACAGCCCAGCAAATTGAAATTACTGGTGGAGAGCCGTTCTTATACAATGGCCTGGCCGAGTTAGTTGATAGTTTACATGGCCCTGTGGATATATTCACTGGACTCGGTGTCGATACAAAAAGATTAGAACGAATATTAGATACCTTGCCTGACACAGTGACATTTACAATCAGTGCTGAGAATACAGATAAATTTTACGAGTTTAACCGTTACGGAAATACCTGGGCCAATTTTTTAAGTAATTTAGAATTAATACAAAAAAGATTTAATTATAGATTTTGTACAGTGGTTAGTAATTTAACTATCCACGGGCTCGACCAATTCCGACAAGAGTTTGGTACCGCCCGAGATATTGTCAATTTATGTACAGATCCAGATTATCTAAGTGCCAGCGTACTGGACCCTGTTAGTAAAGATTTGTATTCCAAATTAACAGGAGTTGAGCAAACTCTACAAGTAGAGCCAACTGTAGAACAACGAACAAAACTAAAAGCATACGTAAATGAATTTGCTCACCGTAGAAATATAAATTTATCAATATTCCCCAATCATTTTATCAACTGGATCAATGAATAAGTATTTTCCAATTAAAACAGAAACCGCCTGCCAACTTAAATGGACTTGGAGTACGGTTTATCTATACAATGGCACAACTAATAGTTGCCATAGGGTTGGCAAAACTGACTTTGATGTAGACGATTTTAAATCGTTTCATAACACACCAAAAAAGATTGCCGATAGAGAACTCATGCTCGATGGCCAGTGGCCTGCAGGTGGATGCGAGTACTGTCGTAAAATTGAAGACGCAGGTGGATCAAGTGATCGTATGTTACATCTACAGATTCCGGATTTAACTCCGCCAGAATTAGACCATGACCCACATGCTGTTACTGTGACTCCCAGGATTGTTGAAGTATATTTTGACAACGTGTGTAATATGAGCTGTATCTATTGTTCAGATGTATTCAGTAGTAAAATACAACACGAAAATAAAAAGTTTGGACGATTTGAAAAGAATGGGTTGGTAATTGACAACTACACAACAAAACACAATAGATTCAGCGAGATAACCGAAAAGTTTTGGCAATGGATGGATGATAATTATTCAACCATACGCAGATTACATATATTAGGTGGGGAACCATTTTATCAACAACAATTTGACATTTGTTTAGATTTCTTGTATAATCGTGTTAATGCAGATCTGGAATTTAACATTGTAAGTAACCTAATGATAGATCCAGAGAAGTTTAAACAGCAAATTTACAGAATTAAAGATTTAGTAAGTAAAAGAAAAATTAAGAGATTTGATTTAACTGCCAGCATTGATTGTTGGGGTGCAGAGCAAGAGTATATTAGACATGGACTTGATTTAGAGCAGTGGCGCAAAAATTTTGAATTTTTAGTCAGTGAGCGTTGGATTACGTTAAATGTAAATCAAACTCTATCGGCACTTTCAATTCCGTCGACAGTTGAATTAATTAAGTATGTTAACCAACAGAGGCAAACAAGAAAAATTGGACAATATTTTATGACAGTAACAGAACCGTCCTATTTGAATCCCGACATCTTTGGTGGGAATTATTTTGCACAGCATTTTGACGCTATACTGTCGGCCATGCCCACTGGTGATTGGTCGCTGGAAGAAGCAAAGAAATACATGGCAGGTATAAAGTCGCAGGTTACATCTGCAGACAAAAATCTAAATGAAATAGTTAAATTGCGTACATACTTAGATGAATTAGACAGACGTAGAAACCAATCATGGCGTACAACTTTTCCATGGCTTACTGAGGTATTAGACAATGTGGTATAATCGAATAGTAGCAGATTTGGGAGAAATCCCAGCCTTTATTGATTATTATGAAGGCGAACTTAATGCAGCTAAAGCTGACGTTAAAATTCGTGGTAATGTTGAAAAGGCCTTGAGCAATTTGCCAGGCGAAACAGAACAACGCTTTAATCAACTGCAAGAAATTGAAGCGGTATTAGAGTTTCTTAATATACAGTTGCGTAAGATTAGGCGCCGACATTTTCAAAAGTATTTAGAAGCATACCAACGGGCACTTACCAGTCGTGATGCAGAAAAGTATGTGGATGGCGAAGACGAAGTCATTGACTTTGAAACCATTATTAACGAAGTAGCACTATTACGTAATCGCTGGTTAGGAGTAATGAAGGGCATAGAGAGTAAAAACTTTATGTTAGGCCACGTAGTTAGATTAAGAACCGCGGGCATGGAGGACATCGTAGTATCGTGATGGACTTTAGAGAACACGCAAAAGTCCTTTTAGAGGACTACAATTTATGTTTACGTGCCAAGCCTAAACATAATGCCGTGGATGTACAGTTGGAAAAAGATGCTGTAAGTCGTTGGGCGGTGCATTTAAACAACCAACTTGGATGGGGAACAGACAACGAAATAGCCGAAGCCTGTTATCAACTCGAGCCCAGGTTACGACAATTAAAAGAAAAATTAGTATTTGAGATATTACAAAATGGGTCAATCTAACAGTCAAGAAACATTAAATTTACTCTATGAGTATGACAGCTTCCTGGACAGCATCGAAGTTGTTGCCGACATGGGTTGCGGAAACGGACAGGATCTTGAATGGTGGGCTACACTAATGACACGCGATGATCCGCCTGAGCCACACAACTACCTTTGTTATGCTATAGATAAAAACATCAAACAACTCGATGCTTCGGTATTAGAAAATACAAATATTGTCGCAATCGAAGGCAATTTTGAAACAAGATTAATACCAAGGCAAGTAGACCTAATCTGGTGCTATAACAGTTTTCAATATGTAACAAATCCATTAGGTACCTTAAAGGTCTGGAACGAAACAATGAATGTCAATGGTATGTTAGTATTAACTGTACCACAGTTTCAATCCTATGAATATAATAGATTAAAAACTCGTAGCATCAGTGGCTGTTACTACCACTATAATATATGCAATCTAATGTATATGCTGGCAGTTAACGGTTTTGACTGTAGAGATTGTTATTTTGACATGAAAGAAAATGATCCTTGGATCAAGGCAGCAGTTTATAAAAGTGAACATGCACCCATGGACCCTGCTACTACTACATGGTTTGATTTGGCAGATAAGCACTTGGTCAACGACAGCGTTATACAGAGTTTAAACAAATATAGTCAAGTGGTGCAAGAAGAATTGTTGTTCACATGGTTAGACAGGGATTGGCGCTATGCAAAAAACTAAAGTGGTTGTATGTACTGGCGGGTTTGATCCTGTGCATTCGGGGCATATTAGTTATCTTAATCATGCCGGTCACTTAGGCGATATACTGATTGTAGGATTAAATTCTGATGCTTGGTTAGAGCGTAAAAAAGGTCGTGCTTTTATGCCTTGGTCCGAACGTATGACAGTATTAGATAATTTACACATGGTAGACCATGTTGTTGAATTTGACGACAGCGACGGCACCGCAATTGGTGCTATTTTAACAGCTAAAGAAATGTACCCCGATGCTGACATTATATTTGCCAACGGCGGCGATCGCACAGCAGATAATATTCCCGAAATGATAGTGGAAAACGTAGAATTTGTGTTTGCAGTCGGGGGCGAGGATAAGGCCAATTCAAGTAGCTGGATACTGGAAGAATGGAAATCGCCCAAGACAGAACGTCCATGGGGTTACTATCGTGTACTACACGAAGTCCCGGGTACTAAAGTTAAAGAACTTACAATCAATCCTGGCTGTAGTTTAAGTATGCAACGACATTTTAACCGCTATGAGCATTGGCACATTAGTGAAGGTAGTTGCGTGGTAAACAGCCAAACTGAAGGCGGATATCGGTTGCCTGCTAAACAATTAAACAAACACGATTACTACAATGTAATTGTAAACGATTGGCACCAACTAACAAATCCCTTTGACGCACCCTGTAAAATAGTAGAAATACAGTACGGAACAGAGTGTGTTGAAGAAGATATTGAACGCCAATAAATACAAGATGCGTACATTTATTGAAATCTTAACAGAAGGTCGTGGTTTATCTGCCAGAGCACCAGGCGAAAAGTTTGCCGATGCACAAGGTAATGAAATTACATTCCAGGGCTTGCAATTCTTCCCTGAGCGTGGTCATTTCCAAAATAGCATGGAAATGATGCAGGCCGCAGAAAACACTGGTTTAAACATTCACTGGACCAACAAGCCCAAAGGCGGCACTGATGGTGCAACAGAAGCATTTGGTATTGCTACATTTACCATTGGCGATGACACCGAGAAAAAATATTATTTAGGACGTTATTTTAAAACAATCGATCCTAATCGTATGAACAATAACTTCCCCCACGAAGCTATTCCGGGCGGATTTAAACTACAAAGTGGATTAGGTAAAAAAGAAGGTGCTGGCTACAAGCCCAGCGAAATTTTAACTAATTTTAAAAGCAACACACCCGATACCATTGCCCAACAAATCATTGCCAAATTTGGGCAAGGTAGTGACGAAGCTAATGCTGTTACAGCATTTATGTCTGCAACACAGTTTCCAATTAAAGTACCTAAGGGAAATATGAATGTACAGGCATTCCGCGATTACTTCTGCGAAATGCTACAACCAGTTGCCTTAGTACGCGGAATGCCTATCAAAGGTAATGCACAAGAAGCTGCAGAAATTTTCTTTGGCAGTGGTGCAGGTTACAACGATTGCGTTATTAGTTTTAATGAAGGTGTCAGTGGCGGGCTATTTGACAGTTTATTAGTCAACAGCGAAGGCAAACAGATTAAGTTAAGCAGTAAAGGCAAGTCTGGTGCTAATGCCAGCGTGGTTAATTTATTACGTTGTATCGAAGAATTACAAGTAGCTCCTAAAGGTGCTGTGCTATTAAAAAAATACGCCAAGACCGTTGAAATTCTTTCGACTATTGACAAAGGTGGTCATGCTGGTGCTCCATTACAATTAGGAGTTGAGTTTGGAATTATTACAAACGCAGATGCCAGTGCCATTATGACATTAAAGGCATTTGGTCCAGAGGACTCAATTCCTTGGGGTAAAGGAACTGAAAAGATTCAAGCACTATACAAAGCACGTAAAGCCAGAGACCCGAGTAAAATAATTCCATTTGAACACGCATTGGCTGCGGTTGCTTATAAAGTAGCCGACTATGTTAATAACAATACCGATTTTGGAAAAGCCGCATCGGACATTTTAAACCACTCGGCATTGGTTCAGATGTATACTGATGTAACCGAAGCCGGCAACCAACTTTCTATCAATGGCTTCACTGCTGTTTACCCAAGTGAAACAGTTACCGGTGTGTTGTTAGATGCTGCTAAAGCATACATGAGCACACAAGGTAAAGGTAACTTTGTATTTCAAATCTTAAAAAATGGTGCTAAACCAGTTAAGCAAACCGAACCAGAAGCGGAATCACCAATAGCCGCACCTAATGCAGTAACTGGTAAACGGATAGACATACGCCCACAAGGTGCACCAACTCCACGTGAACCACGTGGCGCACCAACAGCAGGCCTGGGTAGAGAACGTCGTTAAAAACGTTTGACACATAATTAACTCTCATATATAATACACACACGGGCCAATAGCTTAATGGTAAAGCAACCGACTCATAATCGGTCGAGTCTGTGTTCAATTCACAGTTGGCCCACCATATAACAATGTATAAATTTGAACAAAACGACAAATTAGGTTTTTATCAATTTGGTGAAAGTAAGTTTCACAATAAAGTCGTGGCCTTAGTAGAAGGCACCAAACAAAATCAATTCCCCGAGTGGAATTTTAATCGTGATCTGTTTGATAAAATTGATTGGGCCGCAGAGCCTAACATAGATCTTAAGGAACTATATCGTCAACGTGCTCAACAGCTAAGAGAAAAATACGACTACATTCGTTTAGAAGCCAGCGGCGGAGGGGACAGCACCACGGTTGCTTATAGTTTCTTACTAAACGGTATACATTTAGACGAAGTAGTTTTTCGTTATCCTAAAAAGGGTGAAAAAAATGTCACCGACGATCCGTTTAACACAAAACCAGAAAATACTCTAAGTGAGTATAAATTTGCTGCACAGCCCTTGTTACACTGGATCGCTACTAATTACCCTAAAACTAAAATTACAGTACACGATTATAGCGAAGACATGCTGGCCAGTAGTCATGACGAATCCTGGGTCTATACAACACGGGACTTTTTTCAGCCAGGGCATCCTTTTAAATTCACAGTTGACGCAGTAGACTCTCACAAAGACGTATTAAATCAGGGCAAGACTGTTTGTATGCTCTACGGCATAGACAAACCTAAAGTCTGTATCAAAGATAAAAAGTGGTATCTGTATTTTATGGATATTCAGGCCAATAGTGCCAATCCTGTCATAGGCGAATATACAAATGCCACTAACGAATACTTTTATTGGACTCCAGATTTACCTGAGTTGTTGGCCAAGCAAGCACACGTAATAATGAATTGGTTTAATTTAGAATCCAATAAAAATCTACAGCATTTGGTACGTTGGCCCAACTACAGTTTTGCACAACGCACTACCTTTGAACATATTATCAAGCCTTTGATCTACCCCGACTACGATCAAACTACATTTCAAACAGGTAAACCTACTAATAGTTTTTACAATGAGATGGATTTTTGGTTTTATACAAATTTTAAAGATACCCATACCTACAATGTTTGGCAAGCTGGACTACAACATTTAACTGATAGCATAGATGCTAAATATTTTAACTACGAGTTGGGAAAACCAGTTGGACTTGTAGGATTCATTAGCCCATTTTACTATCTGGGCGAAGCAAAATTTGAAGATCCTGGACATAATCTGCACTTCAAATTCTAATCAGAGATAAATAATAATAGCAACGCCGCATCAAGCGACGTCGGACTAATAATTGACGCCAAGGGTAGCAAAACCCTTTTACTGCTGTGATACACGTAGAACGCCGATTTCCCGTAAGTAGCATCTGCTACAAGCCTTACACAAATTAAAACTTTTGCAAAAGGTAATTTAAAATGAAAACAACTAAAATTCGCTGGGTTATTGCTCACGAGCCACTAAGCCTATTTGTACGTGCAGCCAAAGACTTCCAAGACTTTGTTAATGCCGCTCAAACAGCTGAACGCATTGAAGTAGAAGTAATGACATTGTCTGAGTACTCACAAAAGTACAATGATGGTGTTGTAGTTACAAAACACGATCTATTAGATTTAATGGAACAAGGCAAAATTGAAATGAGCCAAATGTACACAACTTGGTTAGCTGAAAAGTATGATCAAGATATGTTAGCTCTTGAAATGCCATTTATTTTTGAAGACCACGATCATGCTACTCGTGTATTAGAAGGTGAAGTAGGTGAATTCTTGTTAGACAAGATCACAGAAAAATCAAATGTACGCGGTATGGCTTTCACATACTCCGGCGGTTTCCGCAATGTATTGTCAAGCAAAAAAGTAAGCACACTAAAAGGTCTGACCGATGAAGATCAGAACTAATCGTAATCCTGTAGCTCAAGAAACATTCAAAGCATTGGGTGTTGATGAGCCATATGTTTGCGAAATCGAAGAGCTCGCCGAGCATATCAAAGCTGGTGATTGTGATGCCGGCGAAGGCGTATATAGTCGTGTATACCCATTAGGACAAAATGAAGTTACTGAATCAGTTATTGATTCTAAACACAGTTTGTTCCTAACTACAATGATCATGCGCGATGACTTCTGGAAGCAGTTAAGTCCAGAAGTACGTGCTGTAATCAAAGATGCGGCTATTAAAGCTGGACGTAAAGAACGTCAGGCAACTATTGATGATGGTGAAGAAGCTAAAGCTAAGTTATTAGCTGAAGGCGTTAACATTCATGATCTAACACCGGAAGAAAAAGCAGAGTGGAAAGCTAAAACTCAATCAGTTTATGAAAAGTTTGAGCCAACTTTTACTCCTGGCTTGATCGACAAGATTAAAAAAGCCTAATAGAATAGTGGTCGGGTGGGTGACACCCGATCCCTATTTCATGTATTATAATAATCTAATTTAAATAGGAAAATTCAATGAAAAAGATCCTGGCAATCGTCCTGTCTGCCTTTGCTTTTAATGCAATGGCCGCAGAAACAGTAACAATCAACTATTCCTGGTCGGCAGCCGATACAGCTGCAAACTATTATCGTGCATTGGCAGAATCAGCCAACAAGGCACAAACAAAATACAATTTTATTGTAGATTACAAACCTGGTGCAGGTGGTGCTGTGGCAGCAATGCATGTAGGCAAAACACCTAACACTATTTTAGCTACAAGCTCGGCATTTTTTATTCGCCCCAATTTATATCCTGACACTGGATACACAGCGGACAATTATCAAGAACTGTTGCCTGTTTGTTTTGCACCGTTTAGTATTAGTTCTACACGCTATAAATCGTGGAAGGAAGTTCCTACTGATAAACCATTGACCATTGGTATGAGTGGATTGGGTACTACTACACATTTAACAGCAATTCAAATTACTAAAAAATACCCCAATATCAAGATTATTCCGTTCAAAAGTACCAGCGAAGCAGTTTTAGCCACGCTCAGTGGACAAACAGATTTTGCAGTTAATTTGCCCGGCGATACTGTACAGTACGAACAAGAAAATAACACTAAATCTCGAATTTACGTATTGGGCATTGGCGGGACAAAGTCTATCAAGGGTAATGCTTTGTTAATTAATCAAGGATTTGGTCCTTCTATGGCCAGAATGGGAAGTCCGGCACAGTTAATTGTTCCAGCTGGCACAGATGAAAAATATGCAGAATGGCGTAAAATACTGTTAGACGCCAGCAATACACCCTTGGTTAAAAAGGCATTGGCAGACGATTTTTGTAGCCCTACCAAGGAAATGTTAACTGTAGATCCAATTGCTTATTATCAAGAATCAAAACAATTTTGGAAATCAATGACTACAGGAGTTGAAGTTAAGTAATAAAGGTAAATATTACTATAAAAAGTGCTTCCCGCACATAAATATACTAAAATACCCCCGAGGAGAATTCCCAAATGAGTAACACACAAAAAATCCGTTGGTTAATTGCACATGAGCCTGTAAAGCTATTTTTGCGTACAGCAGAAGCGTTTTCAGCTAAATTAGCAGAATTAACTAACAATAAATTTGAAGTTGAAATTTACACACCCACTGAGTATTTAGAAAAAATTGGTGCTGAAACTACTTCACGCGATTTTAAATGGAATGACGGTCCAATGACAGAAATGGACAATGGAAATATTGAAATGAGTCAGTTACATATTACTGAGCTTGCACAATTCCATAGTCCAGATTTCTTTGCGTTAGAATTGCCTTTCTTATTCCGTGATCACGATCATGCTGCTCGTGTATTTGAAGGCCCAATTGGTAAAGGTTTGTTAAATGGTTTAGCAGACAAGAGTCCAGCTAAAGGTTTAGCATTTACCTATTCCGGTGGTTTCCGTTGCATCGCCAGCGAAAACAAAATTACCAGCTTAGATGATATCAAAGGTATGAAGTTTGCTACAGCAATTAATCCTGTAACTATTGATACTATTGAATTATTAGGTGCAGTAGCTGATCCATTCCCAATTAAAGATCATGCTAAGAAGATTGCATCAGAAGGTTACAAAGCTGACATGGTTGAAACAACAATTCCACGTTATTTGGCATTGTTACAAGATACACCTAAGCGTAACTTGACAAACACTAAACACAATTTGTTCTTGACAAGTATTATCATCAGTAACAAATTCTGGGAATCATTGGATTCAATGACACAAGCAGCTTTCCAAGAAGCCAGCTTATACGCCAGCCGTTTAGAGCGTCAATGGTCAGTTGAAGATTCTGAAGAATTCGCTGCTAAAGAAGATCACAGTGACATTGGTGTTGCATACAATGAACTAAGCGAAGAAGAAACAGCCAAGTTCAAAGAGTTAACAGCACCTTTATATGCAAAGTATGCTGATTTCTTTACTCCAAGTTTAGTTGATGGAATCATCAAGTCTTAATAATTTAACAACAGTAAAATTAAAAAGTCTGCATAATCGAGAAATTGGTTATGCAGAACTTTTTTCTGGCCGCAGAATTGTAATCTTTTCAACTCCTCAACCAGTTAATACCTTTGCCTGGGAACACTTAAAAAAATTTACAGATCTTTACAACAGCATCATCTATAACAAAATAGATGAAGTTTATGCTGTTAGCTCGGAAGCAATGGTGATACCGTTTGTCCAAAGACACTCCGCCGTGGTAAAGCCCTTGCATGACTGCAATAAAGATTTTTTAACTTTTATGCAACAGTCAATTAATTCATCCATCAGTTTAAATGAGTTGAATTGTTTTTGGCAGTATACTGTTATTGTCAATGATGGTAAAATTGAAAAGCTGTTTAATAATCCAATCAAAGAAAATATGACATTGAAGATATACCTAAATCCAAAATATCACTTTCGTGGAGTGGATGCAAACACAGTTTTGGAATACGTTGAAACAGCACCGGTTGACACAAAAAGGTAAATAAACTACAATTACCAAATAATGTAATTTTAAAAGGATAAATAAATTTGTCAGCTCTGGTTGACAAGAAAAGAAATTTAAAGTAAAATAGATAACATGACACTAAGAAATTGCAAACCTTCCTTACATTTACAGCCAACATTAGGCGGGTTAGCCTATTGGTCAATGTTTGCGAATACAGTGATTAATAGTGATCGTGAATCCGGGGGTCTTAGTTAAGATACAAATCTAAATTTATATTTTACCTAAGGCCCCGGAACTAAACACTCCGGGGTTTTTGTTTATTAAAGGAGAAAGAAATGTTAGTACAAAAAAGTATAAAAACAGAGTCTCTGGCATCAAAGTATATTCTTTCCCAAGAAGATAAAACAAAGTTGTTAGAAGACAAAATTAAAAGAGCCGAAGCACATATTAAAGCCTTGGCCGAGCTTACTAAGAAATTAACACGTAAGTAAGCTCAAAGTGTTACAAAGAGGAAACGAGGTCCTCGCCAGACACTATAATAATTGGCAAACGGGCGGATACTTGGATCAAACCTGTGGCGATAACGCAGGGAGTAAAATAAGTATATAGTAAAGTGTATTGGACGAATAGTCGCCTGGAAAGCGTGGTCACTTGAAAAGACTTGCAGTCAAAATCTTGACAACCAGTATACTTTACTATGCCCTCTAAAGCAGAGGGTAAACAATTTTGGATCTAAGTAACAAGAGTAAATAAAATACAATGACTTTTAATTATGTTGCCGCTGTTGATTTTAAATTGCCCGAAAAATTATTGGGCGAGTTGTCTGCTGTAAAAACCACACCAACAGAGCATTTTGCAATTTTACCACAACAGGTATTTGCACTTTATTCGTCGGGTACAGAATTATCTTTTCCTATCACATTGAAAGAAGGCGAAAATGATTGTGTAGTTACCAAAGAAATGTTTGATGATTTATCATCAAGATTTGGTAATATCTTAGACTACATGGGAGGAAATTTTAGTTCCTTCTGTCTCAATAGAGTTCCTGAAATATTAGAAAAAAAAGTTATATTTTATCTTCCAAAAGTATTACAAGAACATGTTGATGTAGTAACGGTATTCGAAGTCGGAACAGATGGGGCAGGATTAAAACCACATCGCGACTATAGAAGAAAATGTACTCTGTGGTATATGTTTGAAGGCGAGCAGGGTCACGAAACACTATGGTTTCATACCACAGATAAACACAACCCTGATGCTCCGTATATAAAAAGCGTTCCAAATATAGAACATTTAACAGAAGCATATCGTACAACTTTAAAGAAAAATCAGTGGTACGTGTTTGACAATGATCTTTATCATGCAGTACGTTCTGGGCCACACGCAGAAGTGCGCCGAGTACTCACAATAGAATTTTTTGACATTTTTGCAAAAGATCTTTATAATAAATTAACAATGCGGGCGTAGCTCAGTTGGTAGAGCACTACCTTGCCAAGGTAGATGTCGAGAGTTCGAGCCTCTTCGCCCGCTCCAAGTTTTATTCCCCGTTAGCTCAGCGGTAGAGCAGCAGACTGTTAATCTGTTGGTCCCTGGTTCGATCCCAGGATGGGGAGCCAGCACAGTGGGGTCATAGCTCAGCTGGGAGAGCAGTAGCTTTGCAAGCTAAAGGTCCGGAGTTCGATCCTCCGTGGCTCCACCAAACAACATGGGTCTCTGGTATAATGGCATTACATCGGTCTCCAAAACCGCAGATCGGGGTTCGATTCCCTGGAGTCCCGCCAATATTAATGTTAGGGTGGCAGAGAGGCCCAATGCAAGAGTCTGCAAAACTCTAAAGCCGTCGGTTCGAATCCGACCCCTAACTCCATACACGGAGAAGAAGCATCAATGGTGATGCAGTGGACTGTAAATCCGCCGCCTTCGGGCACGACTGGTTCGATCCCAGTATTCTCCACCATAGGGAAATATAGCACAGCGGTAGTGCATCGCCTTCATACGGCGCAGGTCAGTAGTTCGAATCTACTTATTTCCACCAATTACGGAGTGTAGGAAAGTCTGGCTTAATCCGCCTCGTTTGGGACGAGGAGACCGAAGGTTCGAATCCTTCCATTCCGACCAACTTAGCCTGTTTAGCTCAGTGGTAGAGCATTGTGTTGATAACGCAAGGGTCCGTGGATCGTTCCCACGAACAGGCACCATGCGGGAGTCGTAAAATGGTATTACCTTAGCCTTCCAAGCTAAAGTCGAGGGTTCGATTCCCTTCTCCCGCTCCAAGATATACCTCGTTAGTTTAATGGTAGAACGCCATCCTTACACGGTGGCTGCGGTGGTTCGATTCCATCACGAGGTACCATTTCCGCCTTTAGCTCAACTGGATAGAGTTCTGGTCTTCGAAATCAGCGGTTGTAGGTTCGACTCCTACAGGGCGGGCCAATAATGCGTCCTTAGCTCAGTTGGTAGAGCAGTAGACTTTTAATCTATTGGTCGTGGGTTCGAATCCCGCAGGACGTACCAATGCTACTTTAGCTGATGTGGTCATAGCGGCGGTCTGAAGAGCCGTTGAACTTGGTTCGATTCCGAGAGGTAGCACCAAATTGTTGGGGGTTAGTTAAATGGTATAACCACGGATTTTGATTCCGTTATTAGAAGTTCGATTCTTCTACCCTCTGCCATTGACACGTAATTAAATTTAGCATATAATTATTATTCAAATTAGCGACTGTGGTGAAATCGGTAGACACGACAGACTTAAAATCTGTTGCTATAATGGCGTGCCAGTTCGATTCTGGCCAGTCGCACCAACCCCTGCCTATAGTTCAAGGGATAGAACCGTAGCCTTCTAAGCTATTAATCCAGGTTCGAGTCCTGGTGGGCGGACCAATCAACGGTGACGTTAGTGTTAGCGGTTAGCACCACGGATTGTGATTCCGTTAGCATCGGTTCGAATCCGATACGTTACCCCATGCCCCGGTAGACAAATTGGCAAAGTCGTCTCTCTCAAAAGGAGAAATATAATTGTGGGTTCAAATCCCACCCGGGGTACCAAATATGGAAACGTGGCAGAGCCTGGCTGATTGCACCTGTCTTGAAAACAGACGACTCGAAAGGGTCCGTGAGTTCGAATCTCACCGTTTCCGCCAAGTTGCGTAAAAACAACACCCAAGTTGACGCTTAATTGAATAGGTGTTATACTATGTGTAAGTAAAAGATTTTGGACTGGTAGTTCAATTGGTTAGAGCACCGCCCTGTCACGGCGGAAGTTGCGGGTTCGAGTCCCGTCCAGTCCGCCAGTATTAGCAACAAGGGACAAGTGCGTTCCTATAGAGGCAGTGAAAACTGGTTGCTTGAAAAACGTTCTATAAAACGATGCGGGTGAATCATGGTGTCACCTCCCAAAACCATCCATGACGAATATCGCGGGATAGAGAAACAGTATCTCGGAAGTCTCATAAGCTTCAGTTCCTGGTGCGATTCCAGGTCCCGCAACCAACAATTTGCTCGGGTCGTCTATCGGTTAGGACACCGCCCTTTCACGGCGGGAAGAGGGGTTCGATTCCCCTTCCGAGTACCAATATTATTAAAACAAAAGAAAGGAGCACTCAATGAATACATTCAACCGATTGATAGGACGCAGAATAAATGGCATTCTGGTGACTCCTGACCACAATCGTTTTGCTTTTCGTACTGTAGAAGGCGAATTGCTGATATACTACACATCAGGTGATTGTTGCAACACAGTTTACCTCAATCACTTTATGGGTGCAGACGTAGTAGGTGGCAACAGTTTTGATCTGTTGCGTGGTGCAGTGGTATTGAGTGCTGAAGAAAAAGAATGGGTTAATGTCAACAACGAAGACGAAGAGTCATGGAATGTAGTCGAAGACGGATTCTTTACTATTCGTACCGACAGGGGCTACATTGACTTTGAGGTTCGCAATGAACACAATGGCTACTACAGTGGTCATGTTGGTGAATACAGTGATGGCGATCTTGATGCTGAGGAATTGGCAGAATTTGAACCATTGGTAGATTTTTAAAGAAAGGAGGCACGTATGCCAGCAGTATTTTTAGTTAGCGATACGCACTTTGGTCATGCGGGTGTATGTCGCTTTACACGTAACGATGGTGTTACAAAACTTCGCCCGTGGGATGATCCTGCGGAAATGGATGAAGCTATGGTTAAGGCTTGGAACGAACGTGTTCGTCCAAATGATAAAGTATATCACCTGGGTGACGTTGTTATTAACCGTCGTGCTATGAGCACCCTTGCTCGGCTTAACGGAGACAAAGTTCTTATCCGCGGTAACCACGATATTTTCCGTGATGATGAATACAGACAGTACTTCCGTGAACTTCGTGCATATCACGTTATGAACGGAATGATTCTTAGTCATATTCCTATTCACGAAGAATCTCTTGGTCGCTTTGGCACGAATGTCCATGGCCACCTCCATGCTAATCGTGTTATGCGACCATTAGCAACAAGCGGACGCACAGATGTAATTGATGTTCGCTATCATTGCGTATGCGTAGAGCAGACACCAGACTTCGCTCCGATCCTCTTCGAAGATGTATTAAAGAGGATTAAAGATGAGGGAGGAACGATTGGGTTTAGGAATGGGAATGGGCCGGCCATGTAGTTCGGCCGCGACGCCATTCTGGGCCAGGGCAATCTTCGGACATTTTAGTTGTAGTTCCGTCGGTCCACCAGTGCGTTCCGCGAGCGTGATTTGTTTTACCTTTTAATACTGACTCTATTCTTCCTGGAGCATATCCAGCAGGGATAAGGTCGGTCTTAAAGATCATCTCTTCGTTAGTGCCGTCGGTAATCCAGTATTTTTGACTATTGACCTTGGCTCCTATTTTGGCTCCGCGGTTATTAAATGGCAGCCGTCCTCGTTTGTAATCTGGGCCGGGAGGAACTTCGCTAAATGCTTGTTCCGTGCCGTTGTTCCACCAGCGTAGATTTTTATGAGTATCTACTTGGTGTTGGCGTTGCTCTTCGGTAAATGTCCAACGCTTACCATAGTTTTGATGTTCGGCTCCGTATTTGATGCGGAATCCTTTTTTGCCGCCAGCGTGTTCGTTTAACCAGTTAGGTTTTTGGACAGCGTTGATTCGTGTTAGAACCCTATGTTCCCAGGCACGGGCAATATCGTGATGCTTAAATGTTTTACGGACTTCGATAATATCGGGCTCGCCGTAAAGTTCGCGGCATTCTTGGATACGGTCGGAAGAAGTAAAGTATCGAGTCCATAAGTCTTCGGGTTTACAGCCGCGGGCATAACGGACACCATAATAGTTAATGTCGTGTTTAGACCATCTTATTAGGTAGGTAAACGGAATAGTAGTAAATATCATTGCTGATCGCTCCTTTGTAGCGTTAGAGTAGTTGGGTGTTCCACCACCGCGAACTACACTTTTATTTATCATCTATCCACGGACACACGCACTTTTTAGGACTTGACAAATAGAATATCTTATGTTAAACTAAATATTATTATGAAAACACTTAGAGAATACATTGACTTAGTAGATGGCAAGATCCACGAGGGTATCTTTGACCGCTTTAAGAAAGACAGAACATTGCCGCACGACCCTCGGTTAGAACCAGCGTTAGCACAAGCAAAAAGTGAAAACAAATGGATTGATCCGTTTACTTGGCATCAGGCCTGGTTCTACGCAAGAGTGTTGACTGATATGAATGCCGAACAAGCAATGGCTGAATACAATCGTAATCATCAAGGAAACATGAGTGCTACCAATCCTGATCCTAAAACCTGGAAAATAGCATTTGATACCCAGCGGCAAGAAGGACTCGATGAAGAAGCAACACCCGAAGCAATCGCTCGCATCGAGCAACTCAGTTCAAAATAATCACCATCTAACAGCGTCATCCAAACTCAACCACTTTGGAGACTTCTTCTGACAGGATAGAACAGCGTTAAACAAGGTCAGACAGGTTTTAGGAACGGCAACGG